CACCATCACCTGTCATATAAATAACAGTATCACCTTGTAATAACTCAGGAGGGGACATTACGCCACAAGCTGCATTCCAATCTGTCCACTCTTTAAACTTATCGTCCTCTACCTCTTGTTTCTTGTTAAGATGTTCAATCACCTCAATAATTTCGCTTGGTGTACCCTCTAATACCGCTTCAACGCTGTTTATTGTCAATGTTAGTTTCATATTGTTTACTCCTACCAGTTTTAGTTTTAGCTATCTCTTTGTCAGATAGTCCTAATGAAAGTAATATATCTGTTTGTTCTCTTTCTGTCAAGGACTTAAACGCAATTATTTTCTTTTTATGTTCTGCTTCTTCGAATGTACAGCCTATGCGGTCTGCATAAGATTTTATCTTATGACATGATTTGCAGAGGATTTGCATATTGTCTGTAGAGCATAACAAATCAAACAACCACAATCCAACAGATTCAGGCGTTTTACCAATACTCCCTGCCTCTGTTATATGGTCAATTTCGAGGTTAGAAGCTGCAAAGTAATTCAGGCACTTCTGGCATTGACCAACACTCTTAACCCTCTTGTTGGTTATATTATGGTGTAGTTGTACAGGCTCTAGTTTGGATTTTTTGAAATCATTTTTAAGAGGCCAGTTTGCCCACACCCGTCTTAGCTGTCCTCGAAGCCACGACAATGCTTCTGATTCTGTTTTCCATATTGAGCCTTGCCATTGGAGTTGTTTAGGTTTCATGTTTCACCATACAATTACCAACATCTTTGAACACATCAACAAACAGGTCTTTGTTGTTTCCCTTGTAGCAGAAAACCTGTCCTTGTAACGAATTTCCAAGATTCCCAAACTCATCTAAAAACCTAACACGTTTATGTGTAAAACAAATAACATCAGAAACGCTGATTAGGTCAGCGAACCACGCTGTTTCTGTAGCATTGTTTGTCAGAGTAATAAAACTCGTAACATTACCTTTTTCAACATCAAGTTTTAATTTACGACAAAACTCTTTAATCAAAGGGGAACTGTACGGAGGATTCATCCATATATTACCAAACCATTCTTTACTCAAACCGTCATCATATTTTGTGTAGAACTTTGATGCTTTTACATTCTCTTGTGCAACAATACTAGAACATGGGTCTAAATCTATTTGGCCTAAAATTTGTCTAGCTTTGTCTAAAAACAACAAAGGAGTGTACCATTCATTATTACCGCTATTATGTGCAACGTGCGCTACCATTACTTTCTCCTAATACTTGTCATAAAAAGGGGCGTTAAGCCCCCATAATCAATTAACCAACACAAGTTTCGCAAACATCTTCACGTTTGACAAACTCAGCACCTCGCATTGAATAAACATAATACAAGGTCAATATCCCTTCATCATTAAATGCTTGCTTGTGTATTTCACCAATATATTCCTCACTATCATTAGACGTAAAATATAAATTGATAGATTGTGCTTGGTCAATAGCTGATACACCATCAATCTTAATCCGTTGTCTTTGTGAGGCCAAACGTAGTATCCACTCGGCAGGTATTTCAAAAGCTGTACGGAATACACGTTTCTCAAAGTCTGATAACCAAGAAACATTCTTCACAGTTTTCTCTTTGGTTATCTTCTTAATTTCTTCATCATTGTAAACGCCTCTTTCTTTCATAATGTTTAGCAAAACTTTGTTAATACGGAAGAACTCGCCACCTGCACTCTGTTTAGTGAAAGCCATTGCCACATCATAACCAACACCTTCCGATTGACCACCAGACAACTCTGCTGTAGATTTAGTAGGAGGCATCATCAAACGTGTTGCGTTGCGAATACCAAGCCCTTTACAACCGATAGGTTCACCAAGCACTTCCGCTAACCACTTTGTTGTCTCAATACTGTCTTTACCTAAACGTGTGAACACTTCATTGTTCAGGTACATTGCTTCTAAACTATCAACAGGTATCATCTCTTGCTGTAACAAAGTATGCCACGCTAATACACCACTGCCCAATGCACGAAACTCGTTAGTAAAACGATAAATCTTCGACATTGCGCGTCTATCGTATTCTGTCATCTCGTCAATGGTCTGTAGGTATTCTGTAACATTACAATCAGACATGATTTGTCCGATATGCACAATATGTTCAGGCCATTGTCTATACACCTCTAAATTATAGTTCAAAATGACACAAGAATATGTATAATCTTTGTTAGCAGGCAGACAACACTCTTGGCACAAATTTGATGCTTCAAATTGCAAACCAGCGCGTTTAAATGCTTCTGCTAAATGACGTTGACATTTATCTTTGAATGTGTAATAGCCTTTACCACGAGGTAACTTCACACCTAAAGACTTATTAAACTTTGATATAGCTTCTTTGTCACCATCGTTTAACTTCTTGACAAAACCATCTTTGATTAACCACCCAACATTGTTTGATTCAGGGTGTTTGTACAAGTTCTCAACCACTTTGTCAAAATCACCATGCTCAATATCTAAACTATAAGCCAAAGAACCACGTCTACTGCCTTGTGTAACCTCGTTCATGGTTGTCATAAAATCACGAATGATTGGTAACACACCTAAGCTGTGACCTCCTCGTTTTAATGGTGTACCCTCAGAAGGCCAATGGTCAATCGAATAACTAACACCGTGACTATGTTTTGTAAGGATTGCTGCTTCCGTAATGGCATCATATCTTTCAAACAAGTTGTCACCAACATACCCACCACTACAACTAACGGTTGTACCACGTTTGCGTAATCCTCCATTTGCTAACATTGGAGTAGAGGGTGAGATATACCCATCCCATAAGGCAAAGAAAAAAGCGTCTGCCCAAGTCTTTCCTTTAGTATAGGTATCTTTCTCCCACCAATCAGGATAAACGTGTGGTGCGTGTTTAGCCATTGTATAAGCAAGTGTTTTGTATCGCTGTAAAGGCGTTTCGTTGTTATAAGAATATTTCTCGTAAAACAACTGTAAACCTGCTGTTGTGTACCAAGACGGTGCTTCTCCAATACGTTGTAACTCTTTTCGTAATTTTGAATAATTCAAAGACATATCACTTCTCCCAACATTTGCCAAAATCAGACTCAACCCAACCACTCTCGTATTCACCACCAACACCTGCTGTAAAGAAGTCTGGCATTTTATAAGAGTAGGTATTCTTTTCAAACCAATCAATGATAGTACAAGTACCAACAACAAATTCATGCGGTAATTGAATACGCTCTAAGTACACATTCAAACGGTATTTAACAAACTCTTTAAATTCTTGTTTGCTAACACCATTGATGACATCTTCTATCATCGCATTATCAATAATACGACACTCATGCTCGTAAACGTGGTGTACTGCTTCTCGTATTTTTGTATAACGCTCTGTATCATCAACCAATGGTTTACCTAATTCACTATAGTAGGTGTTGATAATCTCAGCACCTCCTCTACTGTGTAAATCCTCATCAATCACGGATTGATTGGTTGTTCTAACAATAACAGGTATCAAACTATTACCGTTAGATTGATAAGACTTCAACAAAGCAAACAAAGAGAACAACAATGCACCTTCTGCCATCCCGAAGATAGCTGTTGCTAACACCTTATCTTTACCTTTTAACACTTTATTCAACCAATCAACACGAGCTTTTAACTCTTTATCATCGTATAAAGCCAAGTAGTCAGATGTTTTATCCTTACCCAACACCTTGTTGATTTTGTTGTATGCTCTTGCGTGTATGGCTAATTCTGTCATAGAGAACACACTTGCCATACACTCAACCTCTGGACGTGGGAATGTTTTAACAACAACCTCACGCCAAAACTCACCACCAACAAACAACTCATACTTCAAGAAGATATTTAAGATATACTCAACCATGTGTCGTTGAGCAGGTGTTAGTTTGTACAGTAAATGTTGTTTATCTAACTCAACCTCCATCTCAGTAGCAAACCACAAATTATCCTCTAACTGTTCATCTGCTAATTCGTAGAAACGAGGGTAAAATTCCTCATAACTGTCTGTTGGTGTACAAATACGCACTGTTTCCATCTTCAACCACCCTTACTCATATTAGCGACTTCTTTAATCATACTCAAATCTCCTTTACTAAGCAATCTAGCTTCAAAACTAGCATATCCACTCGTTACCCATTCCCTATCAAATCGTTCACTACCAAGATAATAAACCCCATTCACTTTAAGTCCTGTCGCTGTTGTATGCTCACACTCAACAGCTTCAATCCCTTTCTTTATATCCACTCCAAGCTGCCATAAGGCAGCCTCTAATTGTGTTTTATCGTTTGTATTAACCCCGTAATGAATCAAATCATATTGGCTAATGTTACGAGGCAGTTGTATTTTTTTAGTGTTCACTTTTATTATCCTCAGTCTCTAAACCTGTTTCATCAATCTCTTGTGTATAATCGAATGATGTACAATTATTATTTGGAATCAATGCACGGTGTTGTAAAGCAAATTCTTTCTGTAACTCAAGATATTTAGCATCAACAACTTTCTTAGCTAACTCTTTAGTATCATACATTCCCAAATAATATCTAACGCCAGCAACGTTGACTAACGCTTTCCACCTACCTCTGTCTAAGTAAACACCTTTGATACCAGATTGACTTCCTTTGTTACCATTACAATTCCATCTGTTTGTCTTTTTACACGATGCTCTTAGATTTTCAATTCTGTTATTCATTGTATTACCGTCTATGTGGTCGACCAAGTCTGGAAGAATATTGTTAAACATAAGAAACACAATCCTGTGCAACATATATGACCTACCATCAATCTTCAATCTGCGGTATATGTCTTTCTTACAAACATGGTCAAAACCAACAATAGAATTTTTCTTGCAACCACCAGAAGATGATTTTCTGTACAACACACCATCTTCGTATATAAATAATTCGTGACATCTTTCAAATAAACTAGTCATTTTTGACTCCAAACTCATTCTCAGGAAAGAACGCACTCATTGTAATCGGTGCTACTTTACGTAATTCTTCTAACACTTGTTGTGCTAACACACGATGTTCTTTCTGTGTTGTTGGGTCTAAACGCTGTTTTAAATAGAATATCCAACTGCGTAATGTCCCGTTCATATACATCCGACTGTTTGTCAAGCCTTCGGGTAAGATAGCTCTCGCTTGTTCTTTGGCAATCCCTTTCTCTAAAGCATCTTCGTAAAGCTCATAACACACGCTTTGTATATCAGATTGTGCTTTGTACCACCAATCTTTTAATTCAACATCATCTGTCTCTAGGCTGTTCTGTCTGTTCTTTGTATCTTGTAAGCGTGTCTCTCGTATTTCAGCTTTGTCTAGTAAAGACATATCTTGGTATCTTCCACTGAACTCTTGAAAACTAAAGCTACGGTGACGCAACACTTGACGACCAATATCTCGTGTTGTATTAAGCTCCAAACAAACATTTGCCATCTCAAAAGGAGATACATGACCATGTGTCATGCAATAGCGTAACAAACCCTCTACTTTTTCATTTGCTTGATTAGCAGGATTTGATACTCGTGTAATATACCCCAATACTTTGTCAATTTCATGTGTTGCCCATACGATTTTAACACTACTCATTATTCACTCTCTCACTTATCTGCTCGTAATTGTGCTGACTTATCCGAATACTGCAACCCTTCGTAACGCTTAGACAGTTTTACAATGTTTGCATCAATAGTCTCTTGTCTAGTAATACCAAGCCCTTGTCGCAACCCCTCCATATAAAACTCTAAATCACCTAATTCTTCAATTACATTCTCTAGGTCTAATGGTTTTCGATAAATTACAGCCTTTTTAACAGCATCAAGCAATTCACCTGCTTCACCGCTCACACCTACTGTCATGTGTAACAAGTTTGCATCTTCTGCCGTCAACTCGTTAGCAATAACTTCACCTTTCTTAGCTAAAGCTGCTACCATATCACTATAAACAATACTCATTTTGTTTCCTCTATTTAATTTAGATATTTAATTAAAATGGTTCGTATTCTTTAATACACGAAACCACTTCGCTATTTGCTGCTAAAGCCTCTATTGATGTAGAGGCAAATTCTAACCATATCTTATCGAAGTATAATCCATTGGGGAACTCATCCACTTCAACAACAATCCCGTTGTCCGAGATATATTTTACTCTAAATGTCGTACCTTTGTCAACAGGTACTCCGTTTACATTTAATCCGTAAAGACACAACGGAATATTGTGTTTGGTTTTTGTAGGCAATTTTAAGTGTTTTATGTTAGCAAATGCTACACGGTCTCCGATCTCAATTTCACTGAACATTATTTCACCTCCCATTTCATCATTGCATTAAATAACCTTGAATCTATTTCTGATTGCCATTTTAGAGCTAATTGTTTACAAAGTGCTTCTTTAAGTGGTTTGTACACATTAAAGGCTTCTTCTGCTGTGTTGAACAAACCTAAGTATTGTCGCTTACCGTTTACAGCGCAAGATGCCATAAACTTACTACTGTGTTTATGAAAACAAACACCTAAATGGTATTCCCCTCTAGCGTTACCATGCTCGTTGAAAAACGAGTTTATCTCTCGCGGCACAAAAACGCAAGTGGTTTCAGAATATATCTTATTGTCAACAATCAACAAATCCTTATCTAATTGCCAACTTCTTCCTTTTTCATCAACCTTTCCAAAACCAATCTGTTTTTGACACCAGTCATAGAAGAATGTGTAATTAAGAAAGTTATCAGATACAGAACAACCTTTGTAGGTTGGTTGATGTGTTTGATACTTTTCACTAAAACAGCGTCTTAACATACCATTCCACAAATCGTATTCTTTAACATTTTTACCATCAACATAAGTAGGTCTTGTTTTATCGTTAAAACAACACCCCATACTAATTTACTCATCTCTAACTCCAAATATTACCAACACATCTTTAATGTACAATGTATGTGTTGTATCCCGTACAACACATACAAATCTACTTACAGCACGATTGTTACTTTCTTTGGCATGGTATCACCTACACCCTTAAAGAACAAACAAGACCATCAAAACACCATTCACCAATATCTGTATCTTTCGGCAATAACATACGAGCAGTTTCTTTTTTGCTAGAATGCTCTATACACCAATGCCCTGTATTTTTCTTACAACCTAAATCTTTAGCCACCTTAACAAACTTATACAACAGTTCTAAGTCATAAGAGTTAGCATTTCCGTCAGGCGTTACATTAGACCACAACAAACGATAAAAGTCAGGGTATTTCGCATCACAAGCCGTAAACCGTATGTCATTAACTGTATAGCTAATTACTCTGTCGTCTCTTGTTTTATCAAAACTAAATGCAAGTGTGCTTGTTTTATACAGTGTACACAAATTAACAACATCTGCTTGTTCTATAATTAAGCTAAAATTAGGTAGATTTATGTTTTTATACAATCTACCAAAAACATGGCCATCTGTTGCCACAAGATTAAGCTCATTATCTTTACAAATAATAGCAACACCTTGAAGGTATGTTCTTACATCTTTCTTTGCTGAAAGATTTGATAAAGCCTTTAAAAAGGCTGTTTTAATTTCAAACTCAATACTCATCTCATCACTCCTAATATAACCAACATATCTCTAATATACACATGAAATGTTGTTGTTCGTACAACACCTGTCCGTTTATATAATTCCTCAGCTATTTGCCAAACAGTGCCTGTCTCCCACTCTAAGTGTTTCAAAGCAATATCCATTGTTTGAATACACTCTTGTTTAGTCATTTTAATCACCTCTTGTTAGATTTTGAAAGATATTCTGTCTGCATAGACAACATCTTTTGGTATGCTTCTTTGTTTATTGGCAAACCATAAGCGTCATGACTCACCATGTGGTAGTGATAGCCACAAAAATAACCACTAATACCAAAGTAATTATTCAAATGCCAATGTTGGCTATCATGCTTACAATCGTTATTGTTTATACAGCAATAGCGCATAAAACACCTCATCAGCTTTGTTAAACAATGTAATAGATTTTATCAGACCTCTTACATTGCGTCAATAGGTTTTATAAAGATTCTTCTCGATATAGTGGTTTTGCCAACAAGTTTTTCGGAAGTTGTTTACCAAAATCAGCACCCATCTTGTCGTAGGCACAAGCAAATTCTCGCACATTACACACCTTGACGATTAGCTTTTCTGTAATGTCATAGACAACATATTTGTCATTCTCAAGTGTGATACAGCGTAAAACTGGCTCACCATTTCTACCATCCATTTTGAATTTACTATAGATAGGGTGTTTGTTTAGTCGGTGAATCATCTTCATTAGACTAGCCTGTTTTGAGCTTTCCAGATATACTCTATCCCTGTCCTCGTACCCATTAAGGTACACAATATTGTGTCCACGATAGCTTAAATCCCTGTACATTGCAAAATCTGGATTAGTCTCCAATAAACACTTATAAACCTCATCTTTCAGTTTAATTCTACTAGGATGAACACCTGATACCCTCTCATAAACAGAGTTTTTAACATCAAAAGTTTTGTCACCAAATGGACAACCAACTTGTGTTAGTAACAATCTTGTGTCAGAGGTAAACCGCAGACCATTTATCTTACAACTCAAACCTAATTTTTCACCTATTGCCACCAACTCATCAAGGAAAGGCGCAACAAATGTTCTTCTACCACTATTACCTCTTAGGTTGGCAACAGGTTGGTATCTCATTATGTATGCACTTTCTTTTTTCAAAGCATCTTGTTCAGAGAGTGGTCTTTCTTGTATAACGACTTCTACATTCTCGTCTCCGAGCATTGCGCCTCTGTAGTATATTTCGTTTAATAGTTTATTTTGACTAACTCCGCTTCTTGCGTGTTCAAACCTATCGTTTTTACCACAGCCGATGTACACAATAATACCTCTATACTTAACAAAATATACATAGTGTTTCTTTTCTTCTTCTGTTTTCATACTCTATCTCCTGAAATTAAAATAAGTCAAATTATTCGTCACTATTCAACCACTCAATAAACAAGTTTCTCATACGTTTACTCAAGAAGTAAATAGTAATTGGTTTACCATTGCGTACAGCACTTCTAAATACCCATTGCACAAGCTCTGCTGTTGCATAAGCATCTCTGTCAATATCAAACCCGTAATCCTTTAAATAAACCTCAACAGGCATAGTGGGATAACGGTTATAAGCATGACACAGTACGTTTTTGTGTGCAAAGTCGTTAGTAGCTCTAGCAGAACTATAAATCCAACAAGTGTTAGGTGTTGACTTACCTTTAATTGTGGAGGGATAGTCTCTGATTCTAGCATTAACAGCACCATTGGCTTTACAAACAAATGATTTAGGTGTTGTAAACATAAATACTTCTGCACCTTCCGATTGGTCTCCACACCACCTAATAGCATTTACAATTACTTTCTTATCATCTTGAGTAGCATTCTTATACCAAGAATAACTAAGTGCTAGTCTATCTAATTGCTTCAAATCCCTGTGTTCACCAACAGTAATAAGTTTTCTAAGACCATCTTTTACTTGAAGGTTACAAGGTTTAAAACCATCATACTTAACACGTTTTATATCTTTTAGTGCTAAATACCCATCAAGAATAGAGCCATCAAACATATAAGTACACAGTATTACTCTTTCTGCTGCTGTAACTAAACCAATAGGTAAATGAATAGTTAAAAGCTCTTGTTTTCGTTTTGATGAGAACAACACACCAATGTCGCATAGCTGTTTTAGTTTAAGAAACACACTTTCTTTCTTGTGTTTCAACTTATCAAGGTCATCGTCAACCCATTTAACAGCACCTAAATTATCTTCATCAGATACAATCATTCCTTTAATGAAAGCCATTTCTATATCACCCATCCTTACACCAATATCACTATCAACTAAATTGACTTCCTCGTCAATGATTAGTATATATTTGTTTAACTCGACTTGTTTGAGATGTTCCTTTGTCATCTTACGAAACAAGGAGTGCGTACAAGAAATGTTTTTACCATTAGTTAATAATTCTAATAGATTGTCACTTTTAGTTGCGTCATCTGTCACCTCTGGTTGATGAAAGACTGATGTCTTGATTGTATTAGGTACTCTTTCGTGTACCTCAGTTAGTAAAGGTGTTACATAAATGTATTTTTGTTGTGGATTGTTATTAATGTAGTTAAAGATGTGTGAACTCTTTCCGCTACCACAAATAGCATCTAATACTTCTACTGTATCTGTCATATTGTCACCTGTTGTTTGTTAATTTAAGAACATATAATACCATACTTTAGGCATTTTACAAGTAATTCTTATGGGAATTATAAATATAACGGAATCGCTTGTAAGTGGTTGTTTTTATTGAAGAAAAATCGAATTTTGGCGCAAATAACGCCTAACAATACCTAAAACAACCTAATTTAAACACTAATTGTATTCTATCAACACCTAATCACTTGTGTATAAGATACAAGAAATCAAAGAAAATAGCACACCTAAGAACAACTAAAATATGTGTTTTTATACAAGAAATAAAGGAAAAGTAGCAACTTTTACAATTTTCCCTAATAGAGAGTAGCACACCAAAAAATAGCACACATAGCCATTACTTTATCCATTTGTACCCATTTCTTGTTCTTTTAGATAATGTATTGTCTTTCCAACAAAACAAATAATTATTTATGTATTGTGTTGACAAAGATAAAACAATCAATTAAGATATGTCTCAGGCAGGTACATTGTGTTGTTTTATTAAGAGGTAAAAGAAATGTCCATACCTAATCATATTGGTGTTAATAAAGCCAAGCTAAAAGAAAAAAACATCACAAACAACATGACTGATGTTGAATTTGATGCTTATTGTGCTAAATCTTACCTAAGTAAGATGCAATCTTGTCAACAAAGAGGTATAGAGTTTAAACTTAATTTCACTTCTTTTAAGAACTTGATGAGAGCTAAGAAGTGTTATTATACAGGTGTAACACTTACTAGAGGTGGTGGACAAGAAAACAATCCTAATTACTTAACAATAGATAGAATTGATAATAAACTTCCGTACCAGAAAGGTAATGTTGTTGCTTGCTGTACCAAAGCTAACCAATTAAAAGCATTGGTTGAGAATAGCGGTATGACAATGAAACAAGCATTTAATGTGTTTAAGAAAACTGTAGAAAGAGGTGTATTGTGAATCTATCCCTTAACTACGTACGTGGTGCTAACAATACAATCAGTGTAGTTGACAAACAAAACGTGTATTTGTGCAGTATCGTTATAAATCACTTTGGCATGATAGCATTTGAGCAAGAACGTGTTTTGACAATCATTGAACAGCAAGAGATACGTCATGTTTGTCAAAGATTACAACAAGTGGTATAGGTGATAAAATGAGTAAATTAGTTTACGGTGTTGCCGTTAACGATAAAACAAGACCTGCTAAGGTTGATGGTAAAATGGTTAAAGAATACAAACTGTGGGAAAGTATGTTAAGACGCTGTTTTAGTGAAAAGTATCAAACACACCAACCAACCTATAAAGACTGTAATGTTTCTGATAACTTCTTAAGCTACAGTTGCTTCTATGATTGGTGTCATAAACAAACAGGTTTTGGTAAGGTTGATGAAAAAGGACGTTGTTGGCAATTGGATAAGGATTTGTTATTCATCGGTAACAAAACATATTCCGAAACAGCTTGTGTTTTTGTGCCACAAGAGATAAACTCGTTTTTTACTGACAGAGGAAACAACAGAGGTGAATACCCTGTAGGTGTTGGTTTTTACAAACGATACGGTAAGTTTGTGGCACATTGTAATGTAAACGGTAAACGACAACATCTAGGTTACTTTAACACACCACAAGAAGCCTTTGCTGTTTATAAAACATTTAAAGAAAACCTGTGCAAACAATTAGCTTTAAAATGGCAACCTGAAATTGACGAAAGACTATTTAATGCAATGATGAATTGGGAGATAAACCATGACTAGACTGTGTTATGATTTCGACACCGTGAAGTATGCCGTTGGGTTCTCATCAGAGAACAGATATATAATTGCAACAAACAAAATCACAGGTAACTCTTTAACATTAAAGAACAGAACAGCTTTGAAAGAACATCTTGAGGCTTTTAACGCTAATCGTGAATCACCATTGTTGGCGTCAGAGTTTGACATACAAGACATACAAGAGGCGATGAGTGCTGATGTTGTTTCTAAGATACTAAATACCACAATTACCAATATCATGAAGCATTTAGGAGCAAAAGATATATATGGGTATATCGGTCAAGGTAAGGTGTTTAGACATGACATCGCTAAAATACGACCATACAAAGGTGGTAGAAGTTCTTTAAAGCCTGTCAATCTTCCCTTGATTGAAGAAATGCTGTTAGAACGCTTTAATGCTAAGATTGCTACAGACAATTTAGAAGCAGATGATTTCTTGTCTATTGATAGCTATACTGCATGGAAAGATTGGTCTAAAACTAAGCATCAAAAAGATAGGTTGATTGTTGTGACAGAAGATAAAGATGCTTTGCAATGCGGTGGTAGTCATTTGTTCAATCCAACAAAGATGACATTACCATTCACAATTAAGAATGAGCTTGGTGAAGTGAGTTTAAGAGATGACACAAAGGCTAAAACTATCACTGGGTGGGGACGTAAGTTTCTTTACAGCCAGCTATTGTTAGGCGATAGTGTTGATAATTACTCCCCTACTGCTTTGGTATATAAAGATAATCCTCATAAAAGGTTCGGTGATGTTGTTTGCTTTAATTTATTAAATAAATTAAATACAGATGAAGAGTGTTTAAAAGCTATTGTTGAGCAGTACAAGAAATGGTATGCTACGCCTGTCACATTCACAAGCCATGATGGGAATGAATACACCTACACATGGTTAGACGCAGCTAACGAAATTTGGACTTTAGCTCGAATGAAACGATTTGTAGGTGATGATGTGACGTTTGGCGAAGTGTTAAATAAGTTTGGTATTATTTGAGGTGAATTATGAAAAAGTATTATGTTGCAGAGGTGTTAGATTGGAACAATGGCACTGTTCGCAGGATAAGTCCAATCTTTGATAGCTATGAAAAGGCTATGGAGTGGGACGCGCCAGATGAATATTCTGATGAATGTTTGGTAACTGTTTCTCTACAAGACACCGACATTGTAGAACAAGACACACAGAGTATGTGGGTGTCTGTTAAGGACTGGAGAAAATAAATGAAAACACATACAATTTATCGTAAACCAAATTCTAATGACTTTGGGAGTCAACCTACATTTGTCGATAATGACATAAGTGTTGTTGGCCTTATTGAAGTAACAATGCAACAACATAAGAACAGGTGTGGTTTATTCGTTGGTAGTAAAGATGTGATGTATTACCGTGAGTTTAGAGCAGTTGACAACAGTTTTAAGCACATTGAGCGTTGTGAAGATTGGTTTGAGAACATTGCTTTGAGTTGGGAAGATGTTACGATTTCTTCATTAGAAGCCTGTGATTTTAAACGTGTAGATGCTTGACAATAACATTCCTTTCAATTATGATTCTCTCATTCTAAACAAGTGAGAGAATATCAATATGACTCGCATTAACACTGTTCCTATTCAAGAACTAACAAATCAACATTTATTAGCTGAATATAAAGAGATTGTGCGGCCATTCTCTTTGGTGCGTAATGCACAAGCTAAAGGTGTCAACAAATATAATCTCCATTCTAAATACAAAGTACCAAGTGAATATACATTGGGTACAGGCCATGTCTTGTTCTTTTATAACAAGCTATCCTATCTTCTAAAGCGTTATAATGCTCTGCAACAAGAGCTTATTGTACGAGGCTATAACATCAATCCTGTAGCAGATAAAGACCTTACTGACGGTATTAGAAGCGAATGGTTTGGTGATTATGAGCCTACACAAGATGCTTTAGCTATCAATCGTGAACGTATTGCTAAAAGATTAAGTGGAGATAAAACATGAGTAGTTTTGAACAAAGAATTAACAAAATAAGTAAGATAATACAAACAGAGACAGATGGTGAGTATGCTCTACAACCTTTGGCAAACAATTTTGTTAGGTTATTTTATAAAGGAACAAGTGTTCTTGATTTTTGTGTTAGTGGTAAAACAGAGAGACGTGTATATGATGATGTCAACACACTTGTAAAGTTCTCCCTTTTAAAACTAATTGTAGATGTAGAATCTACGTTAAATAATTGTTGACAACACAATTTCTTGTGTGTAAGATTAGCAGCATACAAAGTAAAGAGAGGTGAAATTATGAAAAATCTTCGTAACCAATTATTCCTCTGCGAGAAAGACCTTGTTGTAGACAATAAAACATTTAAACAGGGTGAGTGTTACGCTAGCGCATCCACTTGTAAGAAAATATCAGTATGATGATGAATGGCGAATTTGTATCTGTACACGGTGCAGACCTTATTCTCCACTTCAAGATGGTAAACAGTCCTATTGTACTAGATTGTTTGTTGAAATCTATCAAAGGAATGAAGAAGAACACACATCTTGAGTGTGTAACAAATGAGTTTGTGATTGACAGCTTGTTAAGAGATGCAAAAGTTTACATGAATGCTTTTAAAACGGTGGCAATATGAAAACATTTGACATCTACTTGACACAATACGGTGTTACTGTTAGTGTGGGTGTACACAGTCCTAATGCTGTTATCACTCCTTACGATATCTCTATAGAGAGTGTTAGTAAACACGGTAAAGAGGTGAAGCGTACATGGTGGGAATCTATTAATGAGAATGTCTTGTACGATGTTCTCACTAAAGAAGTTAATGATTTGATGTATAATTTGAGAGGTAATTGATATGTTAGCTGTTTCTGTTGTTTTAGCAATTATGTTGTCTGTAATTGCGTTTGTAATGTTCTTTAAAGATTTATACAAGATGTTTAAAGAACCTAGTTTTAAAACATTCAAAGATATTTGTTTTAGTGCTGTTGTGTTTGTGTTCTGTACGTTTTATGCTAATGTTTCTTTGTTGCTGCAAGAGGTGGTGTGATGTACACAGAATCATGCCATTCATGTGGTAAAGATGGACTTAAACGAGAGAATGGTAGTTTGTATGAGTTTAATGGTTGGTTACATTGTTGCGGAACAACTCCAGCTAATCGTAGAGTAAACTACTATAGTAGTACACAATTATCAACAAACTATGATTTTGATAACAGTATTGAGTTTTTAGATTTAAGTAGAGAGACACAACATGATTACACAACACATTACAATGACTAATTTAAAGATTGATAAATCTTCTTGTAAATATACAGCAAAGCTATTGCACACTAAAAGTATTTTTGGTAGAGTATATAGCACAAACAATGTGCTTGTAAGTGGTTTTGCTACAGCAAGTGACGTTAAAGTGAATGATACAGATGGTGTCATTAGTGACAAACCTATCTGTCGTCAACAAGTGTTAAAGGCTGTTAAAGAACAGTATAAGTGCTTCATTTAGTGTTTATGTTTATTTAGAGGTGAATTAAAATGGCTATTTATGAAAATAAGTTCGAGATTGGTGATAAGGTTGTTGTCACAAACAAAATGCATTGTTTTGACATTTGGCTAGATATGGCTTCTGTAATGGAAGTTAAAAACTTTTCAAATGCTTGGCCTGATGAAAGAGAAGTCCACAAGGTTATCTCTTACACACTGCAGCCTAAAACAAACCAATTCATTTATCATGTAAAAAACTGTGTTACAGAACAAGGTTATCTGATGCTAGAAGAAGGTCTTGAGCTTTACAATGGACAGGATAAAGAAAAAGTGGAACAATCGCCAAAACAACAATACAAACAACGGGCTAAATGGGTGATGAATACAGGTAGTAAACCTGATTTACCTGATGGTACATTAGTAAAGGCAGTTTTCGATGAAGGTGGTGTTATTGCGGAGGTTGACAAATTACGTTGGTCTATTGCTGACCACATATGGCAAACAAACATAGTTAAATGGAAATTAGCAGACGATTGGAATAAGGTAGTTAATGGACAAGCTCCTGATATTGATGGCGATACATTGGTTGATATTAAATGGGTTGATGGAGAAATTCACAAAGACTATCACATGAGAACTGTTGTAGGGTGGCCTGATGTCAAAAAGTGGCGTTATGCTAAAGAGAAGAAAGCTAAATAGCTGTAAAATGTTGACAAACAGACAAGGATGTTATTTAATTTATTTAAATAATTTAATGAGGTGAATGATGAGTAACGAGAACGGTTTGTTCGTAAAACATACAAATTGTCCTGCTTGCGGAAGCAAAGACAATTTAGCTTTATATGTACACGAAACAGAAAATGGAGACATATACAGTGCCTATTGTTTTGGTGGGGATTGTGGCTCTAGTTTTAAGCACGAACAATTACTAGAGGAAGGTATTGTCAAAAAAGAAGATGTTGTGGATAAAGAAAGCATCAAGAAGAAACAACGTCAGAAAATCACCAAAGAAGAACAACGTGCATTGTTTGCTAAAACAAGCTATTCTGGTATTAACCAGAACGATGCCACAATGTATAGAAACTTAAAAGACGAATATCTTGAGTTTTACAGACATCGTTTTGAGAGAGATGCAAAAGGAAACATTGTATGTGTTTATTATCCTGAAACAGAAGATGGCGAATTGCAAGGGTATAAAACTCGTGTACTGCCTAAGATTTTTGGATTAAAGAACATTGGTAAAACAGGATTGTCAAATGATTTATCAGGTCAGCACTTGTTTACCAAAGGTAAGAATTTACTTATTGTTGGTGGAGAGGAGGATAAGGTAGCTGCTTATCAGATGTTGCGGGAGTATCAGAAATCAAGAGATAAAGATGATTACGATGCTGTTGCTGTGGTATCACCTACTTGCGGAGAAGGTAGTGCTGCAAAACAAGTAGCTGCACAATATGACTTCTGTGACAACTTTGAAAACATCATTGTTATGATGGATAATGACAAAGCAGGTCATGTTGCATCAAAAGAGATTGCGGCTGTATTACCTAAAGAAAAAGTTAGAATTGCTTTTACATCTCTGAAAGACCCTTGTGAAATGTTAAAGCAAGGTAAGGATAAGCAATTTATCGCAAATTTCTATGATGCTAAGCCTCTTGTTAGCACAGGTATCAAGACATCTAAAGATGCTGATGCTGAAATGGAGATTGAGTTAAGTAGACCAAAGATTCCTTTGCCTCCTTTCATGAACAAGTTACAAGAGTTGATGTGTGGTGGCATTCCGTTAGGGTATATCATCAATCTTGGCGCACAGACAGGAGGGGGCAAAACTTCGATTGTCAACGAAATGATATATTATTGGATTTTCAATAGCCCTCACAAAATCGGAGTTGTATCTTTAGAACTTACTGCAGGTCAATATGCCATTGCTATGTTAAGTCGGCATATAGGTAAGAAGATTCAGTTGATACAAGACCCAAAAGAAGCCATTGCGTTTGTTCAGCAAGATTGGGTAAAAGCTAAACGCAAAGAACTGATGGAGAACGAGTATGGTGAAGAACGATATACTATACTAGATGAACGAGATGGTAGTTTAGAGTCTGTTAAGTTACAGATTAACAAGTTAATCAAAAAACACGATTGCAAGTTGATTGTATTAGACCCTGTAAATGACTTGTTTGAAGGAAGTAACTTAGAGCAGCAAACAGACTTTATTAAATACCTGAAACTAATCATCAAAGATGGTATTTCTGTGCTTAACATTTGCCATTTGACAAAAGGCAAGACAGAAACAGACAAAGAAGGAAACCGCAAGGTAAGGAAGCTAACAGAAGATGATTTTGCTGGTGTTTCAAATTTGGTCAAGTCGGCAGGTTGTAATATCTTTGCTACTCGTGACAAATACGCTGAGGATGAATACGAGAGAAATACAACGCTCGTTGAAGTGCCGAAATGTAGATGGACAGGTAAAACAGGTTATGGTGGTGAATGGTTTTATGAAATTGAAACGCATACGATGTATGACAAAGATGACTATTTTATGAAACATTGACATTAGACGGAATGTATTGTACAATACATTCCTGTTTGTTATGAGGTGAATTATGAGTAAATTAGTTTATGGTGTTGGTTTTAACGATAGAAGCAGACCTGTTTTTGTAAATGGTAAACGCGTCAAAGAATACGCTTTGTGGTATAGCATGCTAGAAAGATGTTTTAGTGAGAAGTATAAAATATGTTATCCAACCTACAAAGGTTGTAATGTTTCTGATAACTTTTTGTACTACAGCTACTTCTACGATTGGTGTCATAACCAAATAGGTTTTGGTAAGGTTGATGAAAAAGGACGTTGTTGGCAATTGGATAAGGATTTGTTATTCATCGGTAACAAAACATATTCTGAAACAGCTTGTGTTTTTGTGCCGCACGAGATAAATTCGTTTTTTACTGATTGTGGTGCTAAAAGAGGTGAACACCCTTTGGGTGTTCATTTTCACAAGGAGAGTGGTAAGTTTAAGGTACAATGTGCTGTAGACGGTAAACCAAAACATTTAGGTTACTTCACCACACCTGAAGAAGCCTTTACCGTTTACAAACCATTTAAAGAAGCATTGTGTAAACAATTAGCTCTGAAATGGCAATCAGAAATTGACACACGATTATTTAATACAATGATGAATTGGGCAGTCAAAGAATGAAAAAATATATCTACGATATTGAATCCTACCCGAATATATTCACGTTCTCTTATGTTTCTGATGACAACAACGAAAAGCAGACATTTGAGATTTCATTCAGAAAGAACGAAGTGGTTGAATTGTTTGCTTTTCTTGATGATTGTCACAACAAGCGTTGTTTTCTTATTGGCTTTAACAATGTTGGGTTCGATTATCCTGTGCTGCACAAGCTAATTAAGATGAGAAATAACATTCCCAAGAATGGTGTTACTATTGCCAAAAAGATGTATCAATATACACAAGAACAGATTGAATCTTTTAATGGTGAGTTTCCAAACACAGTAAAGGAATCAGAAAGATATATTCAGCAGATTGACTTATTCAAAATACATCATTTTGACAACAAAGCTAGGTCAACAAGTTTGAAAATGTTAGAGTTTAATATGCGTTCTAATAACATTGAGGACTTACCTTTCAGTGTTGGCAAAGAGCTTACTTCTGACGAATGTGATGTGTTAATCAAATACAACGAACACGATGTACAGATGACAAGAGCTTTCTATCTAAAATCATTAGATATGATTAGCTTTCGTGAGAAGCTAACAGAAAAGTATTGTCGTAACTTCTTAAACCACAATGACACAAAGATTGGTAAAGACTACTTCATTATGAAGTTAGAGGAATCAGGTGTCAAAGTGTATAAAGAAGATGATAAAGGTAGACGAGTGATGAATCAAACAAAACGCTCGTGCATTGATATTGGTAAATGCTTGTTTGACTATTATGACTTTGAATTACCAGCTTTTGTTGCTATCAAAGAATGGTTTGCTAAACAGAAGATACAAGAGACAAAAGGTGTATTCACGGATATTGAAGAACACTTACTTGGTGATGTTGCCAAGTATGCCGAGATGTCAATTAGTAAGAAGAAGTTTAAGACAGAGCCTACTACTTCTGAAATTGAGCAATTCAAGAAAGAACACCCTCTTGGGTGGATTGACAAGGTAGAGCTTAAAGCTAAAAAGAAAGGCGAAACACAATACAGTTATTGGGGCTGTTGGAAAGTAGCAGAAACACTAAATGTTGTTGTTAATGGTTTCAGATATGATTTTGGTGTTGGTGGTATTCACGGTAGTATTAGCAACAAGATAGCTCACAGCAATAAGAGATACATTCTTGTTGATGCGGACGTTTCATCATACTATCCTAATATGGCTATCTCTAACAATGTTTATCCTGAACATTTAGGTACTAGATTCTGTTCTATCTACAAAGATATGTACGAACAACGTAAGTCTTATGACAAGAAGTCTGCTGAAAATGCAATGCTTAAACTAGCTTTGAATGGTGTGTATGGTGATAGTAACAACAAGTTTAGTCCGTTCTATGACCCTGCATACACAATGAAAATCACAATCAATGGTCAATTATCTTTGTGTATGCTTGCTGAAAAGCTATTGTCTATCGAAGGATTACTCGTTGTACAGATTAACACAGACGGTATCACTGTTGCATTACCTCGTAATAAACGAGAGCAATATGATAAGATTTGTGCAGATTGGCAATCTACTGTTAAATTGCAGCTAGAGTTTGCTGAATACGAGAAGATGTTTATTCGTGATGTGAACAATTACATTGCCTTGTATTCCAATGGTAAGACAAAAAACAAGGGTTGTTATGAATATGGTAAAGAAGATGATGGTACACCAAACCATTTGAAATTAGGGTGGTCTAAGAATCATTCGTCTTTAGTGATTCCGATGGCTGCTGAGGCTTATATGCTACATGGTAAAGATGTCAGAGAGTTTGTTACGTCACACAACAACATCTATGATTTTATGCTTCGTACTAAAGTACCTCGTAATAGCAGATTAGTCATTGTTGATGGTAACGGTATTGATGTTCCACAACAGAACATTTGTCGTTATTATCCTTGTAAATCAGGTGGTAAACTGGTTAAGATCATGCCACCTTTACAAGAAGGAGGAGATGAACGTAGATTGTCTATTGATAGTCAATGGAATGTTACCACTTGTAATGACATTAACGACTTCAAAGGTGATATTGACTATGATTATTATGTTGAAGAAGCAAATAAATTAATCATAACTGTTGACACATCAAACAAAACAGTTTAAACTACTACGCATGGACAAGCAACAATGTTTGTCCTAATTTGACAAGAGGTGAAATATGGTTATGATTGATATTAGAGCAGGTGACACTGCAAAGATTGACAGCATCCAATTTGCGGATGATTCTGCCTCAGCTAGTTTTGTAACTTTAAACAGTTATAGGCCAAGCGAGGTATGTTTGTATGATTTTGATGAATGTGGTGTTAGTAATATCTTTATCAGCGACATTCCAAACCTAATCAAAGCATTAGAGAAAGCGTATGAATTATGGGGAGAAAAGAAATGAGCATTAACTACGATTGCGAGTTATACCAAAAACTGTTCAAAGACATTACAAGGAAACGTGCTTATCAAGGTGCTAAAAGAGTGTTTAAGCGTAGGCAGAAAGAGCGTAATAAATGGAAAAGGTATAACACGAATACATTAAATTAATTTAATTAAATGTCTTGACAACACAGAAACCTGTGGTACAATATATCCACAACGTACACATTGTTTAGCCGACATTGTGTATTATCTCAACGTCTAATTAGGAGACAACGTAATGGCTAAATATACCCAAGAGACTATTACTGGTACTTTATTGTATGTTTGTATTCAACAACCAACTAAGAAGTATGAGAGTGACGAGACTGAATGGAAAGTGTCTTTAGTAATTGACAAGAAACAAGCTAAAGAGTGGAACAAGCGTTTTAGCAAACAAAAAGCTAAAGAAATTGACAACGCTGAGTTTGAGAACGTCTATAAGATTACACCGCCTGTAGATGGTCAAGATGAACAATACGTGATTAAGATTAGTCAAAATACGCATACATCTGATGGTAAAGAAATGTATCAACCAAAAGTGTACCAAGACATAGGAGCAAACAACGTTGTGGAGATTACAAACACCAAACTGGTTGGTAATGGCAGTCTTGGTTCTGTGAGTTATACTGTTGTTGAAAACAAGTTTGGTACTTTTGCGAAGTTAAATGCGCTATTGGTTACTGATTTGATTGAGTACCAGAAAACAGGGTCAAACCCGTTTGGGAAGCACGTGGTTACAGGTACAGTGGTTAATAAAGAAGCTGTTGCTGTTAAGCAAGATGCCGTGATTGATGAAGATGACGACTCACTTCCTTTTTGATAATTAACGAAAAGCACAAGGACGTGCTTACAAGAGGTGAATTATGAAAGAATTAGTGTGGGGTGCAGGTTTTAATGATGGGAGTAAACCATCATACGATGGCAAGAAGATTCTTAAAGAATACAGTTTGTGGCAAGATATGTTAAGACGATGCTTTAGTGAAAAGCATCAAACACTTTACCCAACTTACAAAGGTTGTAATGTTTCTGATAACTTTTTGCACTATTCATTCTTTTATGACTGGTGTCAAGAGCAAATAGGTTTTGGTAACATTGATGAAAAAGGACGTAGTTGGTGTTTAGATAAGGACTTGTTATTCGTTGGTAACAAAACATATTCTGAAACAGCTTGTGTTTTTGTACCATCACAGATAAACGTGTTTTTCACTGATAGTGGAGCTAAAAGAGGTGAATACCCTGTAGGTGTTTATTTTAACAAAGAGAGTGGTAGGTTTATGGCATATTGCAACGTAAACAGCAAACGACAACACTTAGGGTACTTCAACACATCACAGGAAGCCTTTGCTGCATATAAACAATTTAAAGAAGCATTGTGTAAGCAATTAGCTTTAAAATGGCAACACGAAATTGATTCAAGACTATTTAACGCAATGATGAATTGGAGTGTAAGTTATGAAAATTGAACAAACAGAGATAACAAAGGTGTGTACAAATCCACCGAACAACAAAGAACCTCCTAGTTTTCCATTTCGATTTGGCGTAACAACAGCTTTGTACTTAGCTTTGTTTATAGTACCAATGAAGTATGGGTTCGGATTAGATGTGGTGAATGTAGCAGGGATTCTTATTCCTACTGTATTGTTTGGATTGATTTTTGGGAGAGCAGTGACAAAATGAGTATTCAGTATAAAGCAGCTATGGTTGTTGGTGCAACATGGAGCAGTATTCCACTTGACGATGAGTCATTCGATAACATTAAACAACTCGTTGATGATGGTGAGTTTGACGACTTTCCTCCTTGTTATGATGGAGGTCGAGAGGGTGTGTTTGGTTATGAATTAGAGATAACACCAGATTATTACTATTCTGAGATTAACACAGTTGGTTTTAATGAAAAAGTTAATGCTCTAAAACAGCAATTTTTAGAAATGACAGGATTTGAAGCTAAAGTCTATTTAACTCCAGTTGGCTATTAGGAGGTATAAGATGAACAACACAGAGCAATTTGTCAATTATATGATTGAGCAACACGGTCAAGAAGTGGTTGACCAAGCACACGAGATTGTAGAGAGCTTTTCTAAGCAAGTGGAAGAAAATGGTTTAGCTGGTGTAATTGCAGCAAATATCTTTTTTCAAGCAATGTTAGAAGAATTGGACAATTTAGGAGATGAAGAATGACAGAACAGAAGCGTGGTCGTGGGCGGCCTGAGAACAACGACAATGAAGTGCTAACCGCTATTCTTAATGATGAGGATAAACGTAAAGAGTTTGCTGAGGCAATATCTAACTTAGTGTATCATAAGCGAAAGATTGAGGCTGATGTGTTGCTACACAAAGACGATGTGTCTGCTGTGTCTGAGAAGTTTGGTTTGAGTAAGGGATTGCTGAACAAGAAAGTGACAGCTATTGTGAAAGAGAAAGAGATTGAGGAAGCTGATAAGGCTCTTACTTTGCATGAATTGTTGACGGAGGTGTGAGGTGGGTTTATTTACTATTGTTTTTGCCATTCTTTTAACTTTAAAGTTATTAGGTTTGATTACTTATTCTTGGTGGATTGTTTTTAGTCCTTTGATTATTGGTTTTGTGGTGACGTTTGTTGTCATATTCCTCGCTTTACTTAACAAAGAAAAGCGTGGTTATAAACGGTGACACTCAAAAAGCCCTCTGTTAAAGAGGGCAAAGGCATTGTTGTTTTATTTATTGTTGTTATTTGTTGATAAGATTTGCTCATGTTTATTCAACATATCAATCTTATCATTATAAATGTACAAACCAAGTCCCATGATTGTTGACACAAAAACAACACCACTAAGCACAATAGCTCTGTACGTTGCTAGTGTTTTCAATACATCTAACTTAGTAGTTGAGTAATCAGCTTTCAATACTTTGAAATCTGTCTCAAAATTGTTTGCCCTTTCCTCATAAGCTAAGAACTTACCAAGAATAGTTGTCTGGTTTTGTAATAACAACGCTACATCATCTAACTTCTTGCCTGTGGCATCCATTTTGGTATCTAGTACACCAACACTCACTTCGAGTTTAGTAAGTCTTTCATCACTTGTTGACATCGTTATCCCTCTTACCTACATAGCCTACTACACCGCCTGTAATCATCATACCAATAATGACATACAAAGTATCAAGCAAAGCAGTATAAACATTAAGATAGTGAAATGTGGGGACATTTAAGCTAAGTCCTATTAAAACACCCAACACTACCAAGACAACAGCACAAGCAGACATCAAACCCAAGAAGTGTCCTAAACGCTTTGTACTAGGCTCTCCCTTATTACTAAGAGCAGCTTTAATCCATTCTAACATTTGAAAATCCTTTTACATTTCTCAAGAAGCTCTGCTCTTTGTGTCAAACCGTTACTACCGCCATTGATAGCTTTGGTAACAGCCAACACATCATCTTTGTCAGCTAAAGCGTTTATCTTGTGTTTATTCCAGTACCAACACCCCACCATGACAGCATAGAAAGGTTCTTCTAATAATTCAGGGTGTCTAATTGCTTCAACACCTGTTTCTAGTGTGAATTGGTAATAATTGGCTTTGAATGTCAGGTGACACAACCCTCTACCTCGATAAAGGAATCCATCTCCACTGTTCTCATCACCATTACCAAACCTATTAGCATACACACGATTAGCGATAGCTTGTGGTTTACCTGCATAAGTAGTGGCAATTAGTTTGTTTGGAAAGTATTTAGGAAAAACAGTCATCAATCTTTCAGCAGATGTATAATTGGTGTTCTCTACAAACTTGGTAAAACCCACTGTCTCGTGTAAATATTGGCTAAAGAAATGAGATAAACGTAAAGGAGTATTAATGCTATATTTGGGGAGCAATTGATTGAGAACAACAACCAATTCCTTACTTATCTTGCAATTTGGGGCTATCTGTTTTAGTTGTTGTTCTGTTATCATGTTACACCTTTATGATATAGTACATTGCAATGTTTCTTGGTCGAGTCTCACTCCCACCTGATGATGTTGTGTTATTAGTAGTTGGTGTTACGTCATTGCCACCACCAATTCCTAAATTTCCTAATGTACCAGACATGGTAGCGGCTGAGTGTGTGTGTGATTCAAAAGAGTCATCTTGCCAAGAACCTATTGAGCGAGATGTATCTACACCTCTACCGTTATCAAAACCTCTGATAAACTCCCCTCTCAAATCAGGTAGTGTGAAAGTGGTAGAGCCGTCCCCTACACCGTACAATGTACCTATGACAGAGAACAGTGCATTGTAAGTTGTTCTACTAACATTTGTGCCATTACACTCCAACCAACCAGAGGGAACGAGTGTTCCTGCGTAGGCTGTCACAGAGCCAACAGGTGTGGTTACAGCTATTGTATTATCAAATTGGTCTTTACTGACAGCGTGAGTTGATAAGAAAGCGTTAGCTACATGAAACACGTTTAAGGTATTTCCGTATTTCTCAGCTTTAGTGTCTAATTGACTTTTGTTGACAGCTTCGTTACCAGTTGTACCATTCGCTACACTAAATAATTGAGTGGCATCACCGTTCTTTTGAGCAGCCTCAGTTTTAGAATAAACATCTAAGTTTGTTCTAGCTGTTGCAGTATTTGTAAGACCTGCTAAAGTGCTGTAATTGGTGATGTGAGTGTTAAGGTTTGTTTGTACTGTAGCAGCACTACCTTTGTCATCAAACGCAATAGCCCAATAAGCTGTCTCTGTCAAAGGGTCTTTGTTTGTCCCTGTTTGAATAGCTTTATAGACAACACCGTTGCGTTGTACATAAGAAGCATGACTGTTAGAGGTGTATTGATATTGTGTTGTGTTATCCCACTCAGGAATACCCATCTGTAAAGAGTAGGCAATAGCTGTATCTTGTCTGTTTTGAAGCCAATTCATGTACTCATAATTTGGTTTTTCAACAATATGTCCTGCTTGTATTTTAGCACTATTTGGTGCTACAATGTTACCAGCACTAGCCCATTGTTCTGAGTAGTCTGGTTTTGTATATTTTGCCATGTTTCACCTAGTCTTGTACTTTTAAAGTGTGCATTATAAATCACCTTTGTCACACTTTCTTGTACTGTGGTAATTGATTAACTGTAAGCACTGTGCTGACGTAACTCCGTTTTTGGCATAATAAACGCCTATCTTAATAAAGAGATAGGCATAGTTTACGCTGTTTGCAGAGTGGTTTTAGGCGAGGTTACTTAGCACGAGGCCAAATCTGGCCAACACTGACCACGGTTTCCCAAATTAAGATATTAGATGACGCAATAGCCTCATCAAACGAAATACTCATGTCTTGAAGTAAAAACATAGATCACCCTTAATAATAAGCGATCGCTAAACAACAATACTGTTGTCTACCCACGTCAGAATATGAACCACCTGTAACACCAAGCGTTAGATAATTGACACCCCCAACACTAATAGTTTGAAGCATTCCTGCATCTGCATACGCATATGACAAAATACTACGCGGTTTCCATTTTTGACGCGCGGGGTTAACGACTTCTGCATTAAACAGCATTGTGCTTGTACCGTTGTTTAACGTTGTGGTTTGTCCAATCTCATAACCTGTATTGATCGCACAACGATTGATTGTGTTTGTTTGACCTGTACTGTAATTACTTGCTTCAGACCTATTTCCATCTGACGTAGCACTACCACCTGCAAAGCGGTAACAAAACGTGCCTGTTGTTGTGGGATTTCCACCAGCATCACGACTGCGCTCTAGTGAAAATTTTAACATTGGCGAATAAGCAGCGTTCCACGCTGGAAACAGCGCAAAATTTAGCATTGAACCATCGCCACTGCTGACGTAGCTGACATAATCATTTGTTATATCAAAACCTCCGCTGGATGTAGACAGAGCAGCGTGTAAAACACCTGTAATGTTTCCAGCACCATCCGTGCCTTTACCAACTGTTGTTTTAAACACAACGAGTGTACTGTTACCACCGTATTCTAATTTTAAAAATATTGGTGCAGTCGCTTGCAGGGTGTCATTAAATCTAAAAATCTCATAACCACGAACCATTGTGCCATTGACAACTGTATTCCAGTCTATTTGCCCAGTGTCACTTGTTTTCACAAGTCCAACAGCTTGAATAGCAGCAGATAATTTGCTGCCCCAGTCCCTAAGAAGTGCGTCTGTTGAAGATGCAGCTTTAGCTGTAAAAGATGCAACAGCCATAATTTAAGCTCCTGTTTTGACGTGATTTAACGTCACGGTAATTGTTTGTGTTGCACCACTTAAATTGGTGATGCTGTAAGGAATCGCGGCGGTATCGGCAAAACCATCGACCAATGGTGATAAATCTGCACTTAATAAATCAGCAGTAGAGATAAATTCAAACATCAAGCCGTGATTACCTTGTGGGTCTGTACCAATCGAGCGTGTTAAATCCGCATCACGTTTTGCTGTCGATGTGTATAAACGCACGCGGCATGGGTGGTTAGTGGTTATTTGCAATAACTGATAGCGTGGGGAAATACTGACTGTACCACTTACACTCGTATTGGTAACAATAGAGCCTGATGTAAAAGTTACACCCTCACGAATGTATGAACCTACTAACAAAGAGTAACTACCACCCTCGAACTTATAATGTTTGTTAGTATCTTCGTCATAAACAATACAACCCTCTGGTAAAGTGTAGAATGTCCAAACATCTTCTACACGAACTGCTAGTTTGTTGTTTTGTCCTGCAAAAGCACCACTACCTGATGCAACAATGTAACGTGTTCCGTTTGTTGATACAGAAGGTGTTGCGGCAAAATCTAAAACTGTAATGTTAATATTAGCACCCAACTTAATTAAGTTAGAGTCCATACCAACATTCCAGTCATCTTCACCTAATGCCCAACCGTAATTTAAACCTGATACGGGGTCTTGCTTGGCTGCCATTTTATTATCCTTGTATTAAATCGTATGATACGCAAATCGGAAGAGGGATAATGCTACCAATGCTACTAAGCCCTCGTAAAAAGTATTCTTGTAACGGTGTTAATGTACCGTAATATGTGATGACGACATGAGCAGGTTGTACTTCATTTATCTCTGTGTCTGTTCTTTGTAAGATATAGTTAACAGCATCCATCACACCTTGAGGAGATGTGTTTGATATGTTAGCGGCAATCCTAGCTCTTAGAATAAATCTGTAGTCATCATCATTTAATAGATAATCTTCACCCTCTTTATCCGACACAGACTTCCACACACCACCAATACTGGGGTTAGCTAATGTCCCAAATGTCTTAGCATTTGTTGCACCGTCAAAACCAAAGAAAGGGAACAATGTGAAGTCTATTAACAAACGAGGTTGACCAACAATAGCACCAATAATGTCTAATTGTGCGCCAACAGCGTTATCTAAATCTCTTAACTGTGTTAAATCTTTAAATAGGTTTTGAAGCTCTTGTAGCTCGTCCATGACAATTGTGATATAATTATCAAAGATAGGGTGAGTAGAATACTCAAATTGTTGTGTATATCTACCTCTAGCCTCTGCTGTTAAATCTTTTGTTTCAAAAGGTATGAGAGCCATAAATCCTCCTTAAACAAAAGAGATAACGATATTACTACGAGATAGATTAGCAATGTTATTAAATGGAACAACAATGTTGATTGTTCCGCTTGGAGCTGGAGATGTGCCGATTGTTAACGAAGTAACATAGAAACCACCTGTTGCACTATTGATTGGTGTGTACAACCGACTATATAATACATCTTCTCCAATACCTAGTGTGCTAATATGTGTCAACAAAGCATCTTCGATAAGCGTTACACCATCACTAGGGAATGTACCGTCTTTAACAATAGTTATACTGATATAAA